ACTCGCAAAATAAAAAGAGGAACGAGAATTATTAGTAAAAATAATAATATAGAAATAGTAGAAGAAAAAATAATAATAAATGATAATATTGAACTGTATGATTTAATTGAGGTAGATAATGGTCATGAATATTATTCAAACGACTTATTATCTTCAAATTGTGCGTTTATTGATGATATTGAAGAAATCTGGTTGTCTGCTCAATATACTTTGTCAACTGGTGGTAGAGCTATTTTATTATCAACCCCCAATGGTGTAGGTAATTTCTTTCATAAGACTTGGGTTGAAGCAGAAGCAAATCAAGCATCTGGCAAAAAAGGTTTTAATACAATACGATTACCGTGGCATTTACATCCAGAACGTGATCAAACTTGGAGAGATACACAAACAGAATTATCTGGCGTAAAAGGAGCAGCACAAGAATGTGATTGTGATTTTAGCACATCTGGCAACCAAGTGGTAAGTGTAGACATACTTGAATTCTATAGACAAACTTATATCAAAGATCCAGTTGAACGTCGCGGAGCAAGTCAAGATTTATGGATATGGGAGAGACCCGATTATAGTAAAAACTACATAGTAACTGCCGACTGTGCTCGTGGCGATGGTGCTGACTACAGCGCATTTCATATATTTGATGTTGACACACTTACTCAAGTAGCAGAGTATAAAGGTCAATTGACTACCAAAGACTATGGTAATCTATTGGTGTCAATTGCGACCGAATATAACAATGCAATGCTTGTGGTGGAAAACAACAATATTGGTTGGGGAACACTACAACAAATAATTGACCGTGATTATCAAAACACTTTTTATAGCACACCCGATTTGAATGTGGTTGATGTTGAACACAATTATACAAACAAACTCAATTCTCAAGATAAAAAGTTGGTGCCTGGATTTACAACCACCAATAAGAATAGACCGTTGATGATCAGTAACATGGAATCTTGTTTCAGAGATAAATCGGTCACCATTAGGTCTATTAGACTATATGAGGAGCTAAATGTGTTTATTTGGAACGGACCCAAGGCTGAGGCTATGAAGAACTATAACGACGATTTGGTGATGGCATTGAGTATCGGATTGTGGATTCGTGGCACAGCATTGAAGTTAAGAAACGAACAAATAGCATATACACGAACTATGCTTGGTGGTATACAAAAAATCACAAATACAACGCCGGGCCCGGCATCACAATATAAAATTATTCAGTCCCCTCAGGAAACGTGGAAATTTGACACAGGTGCACCAGGAGGTCCAAGCTCAGGTAAAAAAGAATCACTAACTTGGTTGTTATAATACTTATATATAAGATAGCATATTATGGACGAAAAATCATTTCAAGAGTTAAAAAATAGGTCACTTTACGCTAGACTGAAAAGACTTTTCAGCAATGACGTAATTGTTCGTAATGTGGGTGGCAAAAAACTCAAGGTCATCGATACAGATGAAATTCAATATGCTACAGATCGTAATAGTTTAAGAGATCGTTTTAATCGTCTTAGAACTACCGCATATAATCAATATACCCGCGACTTCAATCTTAGCTATCAAAGTAGTCGTGTAGAACTATTTCGCGATTATGATACAATGGATATGGATCCAATTCTTGCGTCTGCATTAGACATTTACGCGGATGAATGCACAACACGTAATGAATTAGGCGACATTATTACAGTTCGTAGTAGCAACGATGATATCAAGAGTATATTAAACAATTTGTTTTATGACATCTTGAATGTAGAGTTTAATCTTTGGTCTTGGACTCGTAGTATGGTCAAATATGGCGATTTTTATTTGAGACTACATATCAGTCCAGAATATGGTGTATACATGGTTGAACCTCTCAGTTCATATTATGTTACGCGTGTAGAAAACGCTCATCTACAAAACAAGAATTTCGTTAAGTTCCAAGTCAATCTTCCATATGGTAACAAAATTGAGGATCTTGAAAATTATCAAATGGCTCATTTTCGTTTATTGAGTGATAGTAATTTCTTGCCATATGGTAAAAGTATGTTGGAAGGTGCTCGTCGTGTTTGGAAGCAATTGAGTTTGATGGAAGACGCGATGTTAATTCATCGTATCATGCGTGCTCCAGAAAAGCGTATTTTCAAGATTGATATTGGTAATATTCCACCAAATGAAGTTGACAATCACATGGAGAGAATCATTCAACAAATGAAAAAGACTCCATATTTGGATCAAGCAACCGGTGATTACAATCTTCGTTTTAATTTACAAAACATGGTAGAAGACTTTTTCCTACCAGTTCGTGGTGGTGATAGTGGAACTGCTATTGACAATTTGCCTGGTCTTGAATGGACAGGCACAGACGATATAGAATATCTACGTAATAAGATGATGGCAGCTCTCAAGATTCCAAAAGCATTCTTGGGATATGATGAGTCACTTTCTGGTAAAGCAACATTAGCAGCAGAGGATATTCGTTTTGCTAGAACAATTCAACGTGTTCAACGTATTATTGTTAGTGAGTTAAACAAAATTGCAGTGGTTCACTTGTATAGCCAAGGATACCGTGATGAATCGTTGGTCGATTTTAGTTTGGAACTTACCAATCCTTCTACTATCTTTGAAAAAGAAAAGATTGATGTTTGGAAGAGTAAAGTTGAAGTATCCAAAGACATGCAAGAACAAAAGTTGTTCAGTAAAAAGTGGATTTACGAAAAGGTGTTTGGTATGAGCGATCAAGACATGATTGTGTTACAAAAACAACTTGTTGATGACGCTAAGGGTATGTATAGATTTAAGCAGATCGAAGAGGAAGGTAACGATCCTGCATTGAACTTCCTAAAAGCCAAGGGCTCTGAAGGCAAAGGTGAAGGAGAAGGTGGTGAAGAGGGTGGAGCCGGCGGCGCGGAAGGGGGTAGCGCTGGTGAAGGTGGAGAAACAGGGGGTGCTGAAGCCAGCGCTACAACTCCCTCAGGTGGAGGTGGTGCAGAAGCAGGTGGTGCAGAAGCTCCTAAATTGACTGAAAAAGTTAAGATGTCTGCGCATGAACGTGAAGAAGCTGACCGTAAAAAAGAAGAAAATCGTGACCGTGACCAAACTGGTAGAAAAGACGCTAGGAAATATCCATTTGGTGAAGATCCACTTGGAACACTAGAAAATAATAGTGATAGTGATTTGTCTCCGTCGCACAAATATAAAAAACGGTCACCATTATCTTTAGAATCGACGGAAGGATTGTCGGTAATATTACAAGGATTAGATAAGTCCAAAGAAATTTTAAGAGAGGGGGTTTCTTCCTCTTATATGGATGAAACAAACATCAAAGAATGATATAAATCCGACGATTTTCTAAATTTCAATATATTTATAATTATTAGAGAACTATATGCGCAAAAAAGCTAAACATTCTAAGTTTAAGAATAGCGGAGTATTGTTTGAGTTGCTTACGCGACAGATTACCGCAGATATATTGGCAGGTCGTGATGAATCATTTACTAAGAACTTGATGTTCAAATACTTCAATGAAAGCACTGTGCTTGGAAAAGAAGTTCAATTATATAATTTTATTGTAAATCAATCTTCAAAAAATACCGAGTCAGCTGATCGTATTTTGAATGTTGTATTGCAGACACGTTCAAAATTAAATGAACGTGAATTAAATACACAGAAGTATAACTTAGTCAAGGAGATAAAAGAAAAGTTTAATATCGATGAATTTTTGAAAAACAAAATTCCAAACTATAAACTATATGCTTCGGTATATAAGTTGTTTGAAAATCAATCTTCTGAAGACGTAAAGTTTGAAGTAGAAGAAATTTTGGAAGCTAGAGAGTTTGTAGTAGAAAATTTGACAAAAGAACGTAAGAGTGAAGAACAAGATTTGGATGTGTATAGTTCTCAACCAGCCGAAGTGAAGTTACTTGCTTATAAGTTCTTGATAGAAAACTTTAATAAAAAGTATTCGTCGTTGTTGCCCTCGCAAAAAACGTTGTTGAAGGAATTTATTACAAACGTTTCCAACACCAACAAGTTCACTGAATTTGTTAACAAGGAATACAAAAAGGTTTCTGACGTTCTCAAGGAACGATCAATCTTGGTTAAAAATAACGTCATCAAGATTAAACTCAACGAGACCATTACACAACTTTCAAACAAAACACTTACAGGCGTTGTAAAAGAAAATCAATTGACTGCTCTTTTAAGCGCTTATGAGTTGATCGAAGAATTAAATAAACTTGCTGATGAAAAAGCTTCTTAAAGAGTCTAGCGATCCGTTTAGAGATGTTGTAAAAAAATATGCTCAAATTTATCGTGACAGTGAGTTATCCCGTATTGATAAACAACAATACAATGCGTGGTTACAAGCACACGCTAAAAAATTGACTCCAGCAGTAAAAGCCAGTGTTGAAAAAAAAGTGGATGCACAATTAAAGAAAAAGAATGAAGCGTCTACCAGTAGTGCTGCCGGTGCATACATGACACCGTTTGCTTTTTCTCGTAAAGGACCAGGCAATGTAAGAGCAGCTACTCAACTTGGATTTAAGTTGGCAAAAAAGGTTTCAAGAGGCAAAGATTTGTCATTGGAAAACCAAATGTATAGTGAACCAGCTTATGTTACACCCGCTCAAAATATTGAACCAGTAGATACATACACCGATAAAAACGGATTGGTTCAACATGGTGATCCAGAATTAGACCCAGGTCTTGCTGGTAAAACACAAACAACTCTTCCAACCACAGAACAATTTAAGTCTATAAAAAAGATAATTGAAGGTTTTCGTGCCAATAGATTTTTGGCTCAAGAAGCAGAAGGTGACGCTCCACAACCTAATGCTCCCGTGCAACCTAATCAACAAGCACCAAAGGCAGAACCAACTGTAAATGTTCAGTCATATGATATTCAACCAGATTTTACTGCGTTTGATACAAAATTGAAAAATTCAACTGAACAAACCAAATTAGAACTTCAAAAAAAGATTCAAGACCAAATTTTAAATAAAAAGATTGTTGTGCGTGCTAGCAAGGGATACAAACAACCTGAGACAGATTACACAATCAATGTAACTGGTGTTCAAATTGACTATTATTATGATAGATATGTTATTATTATAATTGGTCGTGAAGAAAGTAAACAAAAAGCAGCCAAGTTCTTTGTAAAGCCTGGTTTTAAGATCAAGATTTTGGGACCAGCTGATGTAAAGCAAAAAGACAAGTATCAAATTGCTAAAAGTAAAGCTTTGGTTGATCCATCACAACAAACTGCTGCCGGAGCATCAAATGTTGTAACTTCAAAACAACAACCAGCACCGGCAAAACCAGCGGAACCAGCTGAACCAGCGAAACCAACTGAACCAGCAGCACAACCACCGCCAGCTTAATATGAAAACAGTATTAATTGACGTATTACCATTTGAGTTTAAAAAGACCGCGCTTAATGAATCATTGAGTGACGGTAAACTTCTTGTAACAGGCACGCTACAACGTGCTGAAGCAAAGAACCAAAATGGCAGAATCTATCCAAAAGAAATTCTACAACGTGAAGCTGTAAAGTATATGGATAATTTTGTCAAACAACGTCGTGCTATGGGTGAATTAGATCATCCAGAATCATCAGTTGTTAACCTAAAGAATGTAAGTCACAACATCGTAGATATGGGTTGGGATGGCGACGATTTGGTAGGAACTGTAGAAATTCTTCCTACTCCAAGTGGTAATATTTTAAAAGACCTTCTCAAGGCTGGTATTCTTTTGGGTATCAGTAGTCGTGGTTTGGGTAGTGTAAAGAAGGATATGAGAGAGGGTGCGGATGTAGTTCAAGATGATTTTGACTTGATAGCATTTGATTTTGTAAGCAATCCTTCTACACAAGGCGCGTTCATGTATCCACAAGGAAAGTTATCCGAGAACGTCAATTCTAGTGGCAACAGAATTATCAATCCTTACTCAAACATAGAAAAAATTATTCATGATATTATATCAGAATTGTAATTTGAACCTATTTATATCATATGATTAAGCTAAGACATTTAGTAGAAAATTCCACAGAAACCTCTTATGTTCCTCTCACAAAAGAAGAGAAGGTAAAACTACGTGAGACGGTAAAAGCTTATAACGAATATCGTAAAACTCTTAAAGCTGAAGCTGTGTATGCTACAGCTTCAAAAATTATGGAAGCTGTCAATTTAGCAGAACGATATGCTGTAAAAGAATGTAACGAGTGGATGGAAGCAAAGATGGTAGAACGTGACATGAAAGAAGTAAAAAAACTTGCTCATAAGTTGAATGAAGAGGCAAACAAAATCAAGAGTGTTGAACACACACTTGAAATGCTTTATGAAGAAATTGGTTTGAAATTGGAACGTTATTTTGAAATTGCCGATGCAGTCAATGAAGCTCCACAATCAAATCAAGTTCAAGACAAATCTGATTCAGTAGGTGTCGAAAACTCCGAAACGCCTGGTGCGCAACCAGTGACTCAACCTCATCAACAACCACCTTATCAATCACAAAAGTAAAGTTACTTGTTCTTGGGATTTGATGGAATTGAATCAATAAATTCAATCATTTTACTAAAAGATTCAAATACGTAACGACGGGTTGTCTCCATGACATATCCGTCTTCGTTTTTATATACACGAACTGGAATCTTCTCTTCCATCATTTCTAATGTAGGCACTTCGATTTCGCATATCATATCGGAGTCATTGTCAATTTTGAATCCCATATCGCCAAGGGTATCAATTTCATTGAAGTTCCAACCGTTGGGGTGGTCGATATTAATCAACTTGAATTTTGGAGAATCGGATTCTTCTCCACCTTTGTTTAAAAAATTGCCCAATTTAACTTGAGCGTATAGATTCTTATAGTCCATATGAGTTAATTCTATCAATTAAGTCTGCTAAAACTTTGGTTTTTTCTTCACGGTCATTATCAAAAATACTGCTCAGAATATATACCACCTTTTCTTTGTTTTGTTCTGGATCATTACTTTGTTTTGATGAAGATATACTAATGAAACACCCGTAATTATACAAACCTGGGTTTTGGTTATTTACCAACTTTTTGAATACGTAAGTTTTGTTTGATTCATTACTGTTAATATTGGCACTAATTTCATTTGTGCTTTTCTTATGAACAAAGTTTGCTTTTCCAAAACCACCAAAACCATTTTGTTTATTTTGGAAAGTTAATAGTTCGTCTTTGTCAAATTTGACACCAGAGTTTTCTCTCAATACATCATCTAAACTTTTGCCTGGAACTTCTTGCATCTTGGAAGAACTAAATTCAGATTCATTAATTTCGTTCTTACGTTTATCAACAATCGCGAGTGCCGCATAATATTTTCTGAGACTTTCTTTGTCTCCTTTTGTACATCCAACCTTCTTATCGTTGGACTTTTTAAACACACAATATTTGTTGTTTACTTTTCTGTGATAATATGGCATACAACTATAAATATAAAAAAAAATATAATTTTCCAATTTTATATTATATTTATTATCAAATGCGTCGATGTCTTTGATGCCACTGTGGTTCAATCTTCTTTGGAGTTCTCCAATAACTTCACAACAACAATAGGAAAGGTATAACTAATATGAGCGATCTATTAAAGGAAAGCATCGCAGACGCAAAGGCAGTTCGTGAAACTGCAATTGCTAACGCGAAAACCTTTCTTGAGGAAAACTTCGCAAAGAGCATGAAAGAAATGTTCGCAGAGAAGCTCAAGGAAGAGTCAGAAGAAAAACAAGAAGGTAAGGATGAAGAAAATCTCGAAGAGAAACTTTCATCTTCTGGAATCGGTAAAGACAGCGGTAATACCGTATCTGACCAAAAGCCTGTTTCACCTTCTAAATCCGCATGTGACAACACTACTCCACCTGGTAAGCAAGAGTTTGCTCTTGACGAAGGCGAAGAAATCACCAGCGAAGAGTTGGATGAAATTCTCGCTGAGTTGGAACACGAAGGTAATGAAAAGCACGAAGTAGCTGAAAAAGAAGAAGTTAAAGAAACTGAAGAACCTGAAGAAGTTGAGGAGGTCGTTGATCTTGACGAACTTCTTGCTGAATTGGAAGTAGACGAACAAGCACCAGGTGCTGTTGCTGCTCCAGCCGCAGTTGACCCAGCAGCAGCCGCTGCTGCTCCAGCTGCTCCAGGTGCTCCAGCTGCTCCAGCTACTCCAGCTGCTCCAGCTGCTCCAGTAGCCCCAGTCGCTGGACAAGTTCCTTCTCCAATGGAAGAAGACGAAGAAGTCGAAGAAGTAACTACTGAAGAAATGGCAGAAGCACTTGTTGCTATCAATGAAGAAAACGAATCGTTGAAGAAACAATTGACTGACTCGTTGAATACCGTGAAATTCATGAAGGGTGTTCTTGAGGAAACCAATCTCTTGAATGCTAAATTGCTTTATACCAACAAGTTGTTCAAGGGTAAGAATTTGACCGAAGACCAAAAGTTGAAGGTCATTAATACATTTGATCTCACCAAGACATTGCGTGAAATCAAGTTGGCATACACAGTTTTGGCCGAATCATTTAATGCCGGTGGATCAGTCGCCAAGAAAAAATCAAATGGGACTGTCTCAACTATCACCGAAGGTTTGGCAAGCAAACCAGTAACCAGCACAAAGCCTGAATCTACGATTGTAGAACCTCAAGCTGATGTGATGGCTTCAAGATTCCAAAAGCTCGCAGGAATCAAGAAGTAATAGTTTGCGAGTAATTAACAAACCAAAGATAGGAAAATAATATTATGGACGTAAAGAGTCTACTAACAAATAATATGAATCCACAGGCAAAGCTTATGGCTGAAACCCGTGGTCTTCAAAGCAAGTGGGAAAAGACAGGTCTTCTAGAAAACACCACCGGTGTTGAAAAGGCACACATGTCAATCCTCTTGGAAAACCAAGCAAAGCAGTTGTTGGACGAAGCTTCATCAACCGGCACAAGCACAAGCAGTGAACAATGGGCAGGCGTAGCACTTCCATTGGTCCGTCGTGTATTTGCTGAGATCGCAGCTAAGGAATTCGTATCGGTTCAACCAATGAATCTCCCAAGCGGTCTTATCTTCTACTTAGACTTCAAATATGGTTCCGGCACTCAATTGGGACACGCCGAAGGCGACAGCTTGTTCGGTGGTAACCAAAAGAAGCTCGGTTCTACTGATGCTGCTGTAAAGGGCCTTTATGGTCAAGGACGTTTCGCTTATTCTGAGCGCACCGTTTCTAGCTCAAACGCAACTGTTGCCGTAGCTACTGCAAGCTGGAACGATTTACAATTCGATTCTGCTTTCAGTTCTTCTGTAAACGGGGCTGGCAACGTTCCAGGTATCTACAAGATTACCTTTAACCTCGAAGACAATACCGAAGCAAATAAGGGCTCCGGTGACCTCTATAACGTTGATTTGAACGCAGTTCGTTCTTTCGGTGTTCAAAGTTCCGCAGGTGTAGCTCGCACTGTATTGAACACTTACGCAACCGCAGTTAACACTGGTAGTATTGCTAACCCATATTACCAAATTAACTTGTTCGTAAGTCAATCTGCCGGCGCTGCGCAACCTGGTACCACTCAACGTTTGACCTACACAATTCAACCTACGGACAACCTTCGTGGTGATTTTGAAGCTGGTAAAACCAAGGGTGAAGGTTCTGGTGCCGAAGCCAATGTTACCCAATCAATTGATGAGCCAATCAATATTCCAGAAGTCAATTTGGAACTCAAGAGCGAACCAATCGTTGCTAAGACTCGTAAGTTGAAGGCAGTCTGGACCCCAGAACTCGCTCAAGACTTGAACGCATATCACTCTATTGACGCAGAAGCAGAACTTACTGCTCTTTTGAGTGAATATGTTTCGATGGAAATCGATCTCGAAATCCTCGAAATGTTGAGCGATTCTGTAACTGGTCAAACCACTGAAGCTTGGTCCGCCAAAATCGGAACTGAATTCAGCAAGACCATCAATGCTACTACCAATAAGGCTACGTTCACACGTAGTGAAAATGTTTCAGCAAACAAAACCGCTTACGTAAAGAGCACTTGGTTCCAAACTCTTGGTAACAAGATCCAAAAGGTCTCTAACAAGATTCACCAATTGACTCTCCGTGGTGGTGCTAACTTCTTGGTGTGTTCGCCAGATGTCGCAACAATCTTGGAGTCAATCCCAGGTTATGTTGTAAACACTGACGGTGACCAAGCTAAGTTCGCAATGGGTGTAAGCCGTGTTGGTAGCTTCGCAAGTCGCTTCCAAGTTTACAAGAACCCATACATGACCGATAATGCTATCCTAATTGGTTTCCGTGG